CGAAGGGTTTTTTATACTTACCTAATAACGTTGTAACTGAAATAAATTTTTCTTTCGTTTCAGTATGCGTATAAGTATGAGATTTTTCATCAAATTTAATTCTCACAATTATATTTTAATGTATTTTTTGTCAATTGCAATAAATATATACATGGGTATTAAAATAACCGAATTAACTTCAGCTAGTACACTCGTAGGTAGTGAATTAACCCCACTTGTTCAATCTACAGAGACTAGACAGACAGCAGTTAGTTCTGTATTTACGGCTCTAACTTCACAAAATGACGGACGATATGTTTGCGGCATTAGTTCGGGTAGTCAAGGGTGTATAGCGTTTACGGGCGCTGGGAACGGTAGCTTAAATTTAGGTGTCGCACAGACTAGTGATGTAATATTTGCAGGTCTTACAGCAAATGATGATTCGCTTGTAGGCGGTGATCTTGTTGTTACTAGTCCTAATAAATTATGCTCTAGAGGTGATTTTTGCTCACTTTCCGGGGTTCAACTTAATGGGACGTTGCAAGCTAATGGTAATACAATAATTGGGTCTAATGACTGCGATACATTAGTTATTAAGAGTAATAACATTACATTAGATAATACTTTACCGGTAGGTACAGATAATTCTGTAGTAATTTTAGACAGTGATAAGACATTACGTACAGATGAAATTGATAGTAGTGTTTGGGGAGGTAAATTAGTAGACTACTGTGGAACCGTAAGTAATAATACAGTGCCAAAATTAATAGGTACAAGTGGTACGGTTTGCAATTCCATTATTACAGACAATGGTAGTATAGTATCAATTGCAGGTAGTTTATTTGTGAATGGTACAGGAAGTTGTTCCGGCGGGGGAGGTACTACTATTTTCAACAATAATGTAGTAGCTTGTAAATCACTTACTGTTACAGGTTGTCTTACTGTAGGTGGAGGGTTAGTTCTAAACTGTCTACCAACATCTGATCCATTAGTTAGCGGTGGTATTTGGCATAGTGGAGGTTTCTTAAGAATATCTTGCGTCACGTAAATCTTAGTTGAAAATTCCGATTTTGCTATTAAATTATAGTAATGTCAAAGCACGCTATATTTCATATCGAAGGAGGTATTGGTAAACACGTAGCCTCTACAGCTGTAGTAAAAGCGTATAAAAAGCAAAATCCAGATCGTAAGATTATTGTTGTTTGTGCGTGGCCAGAGGTGTTTCTCAATAATAAGGATATACACCGAGTTTTTAGATTGGGTAACGTACCTTATTTCTATCAAGATTATATACACGGTAAAGATGTGGAAGTATTCGCGCAAGAGCCTTATAAGCAGACAAGTCATATTACTAAAAAAACGCATCTCATCAAATCGTGGTGTGATATGATAGGTGTTAAGTATAACAGCGAGAAGCCATATATACACTTCAATTTGAGAGAGAAGGACTTAATTGACCCTCAACTCGCTTCATTACAGAAAAATAAACCATTATTACTGTTCCAACCGTTTGGTGGTCCGGGTAAAGAGCACCAACAACACCCATACTCGTGGGTGCGTGATATACCACCACCTGTAGCTCAAGAGATCGTGACTAAACTTAAAGAACAGTATATGATCTTACATGTTTGCTATGATTTTCATCCGAAGTTAGAAGGTGCTATTAGATTTGAAAAACAAGTCTCTAAAAAGGAACTTTTCAATCTTATTAATTTTTCTGATAAGAGACTCCTTATTGATTCATCGTTACAACATGCTGCGGCCGCACTTGATAAGCCATCAACTGTAGTATGGGTAGGGACTTCACCTAAAATCTTTGGTTATGATATGCATAAAAACGTACTACCGAAAACAGAGTTTCCGAAAGGTCATATAGATAGTTATCTTTATGATTATAACTTTACTGGTGCAGTGCATGAGTGTCCATATGATGAATTTAAAGAAATTCATACCGCAGATAGTATTATTAAGAATATTTAAATTCTAATAATTGATGACTGGGCTTGATATGTAGTAGCCCACCCTGCTTCGTTTGCTGTTACAATGGTAAAGTCACCTGAGGCTGAGAGCGACGAAGCAGGAAGAAACAGGTTAACAATATTATCGTTACCTGTTGAATAATAATAATCATCTAGCTTATACCCAGATATAGTAGGTGATTTAGCGGATGTAATTTCTTGATAATTTGTATGAAAGTTATCTACATTTGAAGAGAGGTAGTAACTGTTGCTTGTGTCAAACCGTTTTCCATAAAGGGTAAAGCTATTACTAAAGCCACTTAGTATAGTAGTTAAACCACGCGCAGCGTTAAAGGTCCCTGTAGTAGCATAGAAGATATTAGTGAACTCTGGGATTCCAGATATGGTGACTGTTTCTGTATATGACTTTGGAACTTTATCGTCGTACCCGGAAAGCGTTTCGTATCCTTGTTTCTCGTAAGTAAGAAATTCTAATTCTTTACCTTCTATATCATATATTTTATTTGCTAGATCAACAGTAATAAAGTTATTATCTATTTTATAGATAATATCCTGCGTATCTTTTTGCTCAGGAAATAACCAACCTTTAATTGTAAAAGAAGTATCAATAACTACCCTAAATTTATCTGAATATGTTACATCTGTAGGAGTACTATAATTTAAATCTCCAGACCATAATACTTCAGATCTTATTTCTTGCTCGTAGTCAGCGCCAAAATCAGCAGGTACCTTCCAAGATAATATGATATATGGGTTATTGTAAGGTACAAAGTTTGATATAATTTGATCAGCATCAGCCATATAACGTGTCATTATTGACATACTAACTGAAAGATCAACAGGTACCGGCATTAAGAACTTTGAAGCTTTATCCGGATGATCTGTTAGTTGGCCTGGTAAAAATGCAGGGGCTAGTTTATTAAAAACTCTAGATTCGTCTCTAGATACTCCGGTCAAGTTTACCGCTACAACTGGTAATGTAAGATTTTGCGCTTTATTAACTATATCATACATTATTCTTTGCTTTGGAGCAAAGACATATCTTACATCAATATTTTGTTTAGCATTACGATTTTTATCGAAACGCGAAATAACCGTATCATCAAACGCTGCTACAAACTGCGTGAGTAGATCCTTAATTTCAAAATGGTATGCCCTGTTACGCACTACATATATTTATTACGCGAATCGGTCTAGATAGTATTTAGGAAGCTTATGTCTGTTTTTTACTATACTTTCTACAATTGCAGCATCAAGAATGTATGTTATACAATGATCTTTATGAGACCGTATACCTCTACCACAAGCTTGAATTAATGAACATAGCATTTTATTTTGATACCAGTCGAAATCCTCTTTCATTAGATTCTCAATACGTTTATCTTTAGTGGGTAGATACGGTGCCTTGATAATAATTTGAAATCTAGCTAGATCATCCTTAAGGTCAACCCCATAAGACATAGATGGTGATATAAGAACGGTAGGGTCATCGGTTTCCATATGCTGCTCCAAAATAACTTCATTTCGTACACCCGGTTCACGTATTAAAAATCTACGATCAGTAAGATTTTCTGATAAGAAGTTAGTAATACTCTTATTTTGTGAATGTATAATACCCTTTTCGTTTTTATGAAACTCGCAAATTTGAGCTATCTGTTTACATACCTTAGGTAAGTTCTTTTGCATATTATAGTAATTCAACTTTACCTTCGTATTGCAATAAATCGGCGCATTCTTTGCATCGAACGTCGACTCAGCCTCAATATACTTATAGTTATCAATACCCAACGACTTACAAAAATTCTTAGGATCAATAATAGTTGCTGACATAAGAATTACCTTATCAGCATACTTAAACAAATAATTCGATAGTTTATCAACCTTAAGAGGCATAAAGGTAATAGCCCTACTGTCTCTCTCGAAAATATACTCACTATCATACCAAGTTTCCAATATAAGCGACAACTTACTATGTAAATTACCAAGAGCAACTAACTCGTTCTTTTTTTGAATAAGGTATTTAGTTTTAACCTTACTTGTACTTCCGATTGCATCCTTTAACCAATCGATACGCTCTTTTAGTGATAGAACTAAATGATTTATCCATTTTTCAACGTTAGTACTCTTAGTTAGAAACGGCTTAACCTCAACTTCGTTCTTGTAAAGAAACTCAAAGTTAATAGTACAGCTAAACTCTTTAACTAATTGATCTTCTAATTCCGATGCTTCATCACAAATCAAATATTCACGCTTTTTAAGGTGTTCAGGTAATGCAAAGAACATGTTATAGTTAAGAGTATTGAATCGCGAAGTTAGAGCTTTATTACGCTGCTCATAATACGAACAGCACTTCTTACTCCAGCACTCTTCACGGAGTTTCGGTAAATGTAAACATGGTGCCACTTCAACTGAGTAATCCTCATCTACTACGCAACTATAGTTTGACTTACCCTTTAATACCTCAACATCATTAAATAGCTCTTTGTATTGATCCTGTAAAGCTTTAGTAATAGTTAATGCAGTACATCCAAACGATCTTTCTTCATTGCACTCATCCTCGTATGCATAGTTACCTCCTTGTGTACGCTTATACGCTAGGTAGCTTGTGACTATATCACGATACTCCTTAGTACATTGACCAGCAACATTACCTACAGTCTTCGATACCATAGATTTACCTGACCCTGTAGGAGCATTACAGATGACAAACTTATAGCCATCAGTGAACGCTTGTTCAATATTCTTTAGAAGCTTTACTTGAGTTGGATTAGGATCGTATCCAGATGGAAAGCTATTAATTAGTCCAGTTAGCACACCTAATTATAACATAGTTCATTTATTAGGCAATATGTAAAGCAGGTTGTCGTAAAATTTTGATTTTGAACTGCAATCTAATAATTTTATAAACAAGGAGTATTGCTCGGGGATAAATGAACTTATACGATAGTTAAATATTAACTTATCTAACGAACCTTCAATTTTAAATGGGTAAGGTATTTCGTAGATTTTAATTTTACCGTCAATTTCTAGTGAAAGAGCAATATTATACTGTTTAATCTTAAATAGCTTAAGTTTACCCTTTTTAATGATCTTCTTATCAGTCTTAATTACTATATTTTGTAGCAAAAAAGGCTTCAAGCTTTGATTTACCCTTTCTAAATTTATATTCATGAGTTCATAAAAGCTAGTTTTTGGTTTGCTGACATAGGATATACGCTCTCGTTAAAATATGTCCAAAATGAATCATCAGCCGGGTACTGTGTTATTAAATTAGCTTGATTCATATTAATATTTCTATATCCTTGCATTAAAATATCCCATACAACAAGTAAGTTATCAGCTGCTTCATTTACCTTGTGCGGGCCTCTCGGCGGTTTGTAATTTAGAGTAATTCTACCGTTCGTAGAATTCAATAAGTTATATGACTTCGTGCAGAGTATACGCCGAGTAGCAGGGAAACCTGCTTTAGGTATTCTGCGCGCAAATCTTAAGTCTACTACATTCGTTAAAAGAATAGAATCAAGCGCTGACCTCTGTATTATCATCTTTTGGTTTGCATATACCAAACATTCTTTCTTCGTTTAGAAAAACACCTTTAGCAATTTTACCTTTACCTGTAATCTCAACATTGGAAATAGTAACTCCGAGATTATTTGGAAATATAACTATATCTCCTTCTTTTGCGTACTTCGCATCAGGACCTGCGAGTATTACTCTACCCTTACGCCACGCTTTAGTCATTGTGTTTGTAGGAACAACTATACCATTACGCATAACTTCATCACCGTTAGCTGACTCATCAGCGTACTCTACAAGAAGAATATCATCAAAAACGAAACTAAGCTGATAGTCGTCTAACCCAAAATCACCCCTACCTCCTTGTGTTAAGTCAATTAGACTTCTTGTTGGAGCCAGATTATCAATAGATGCTGTTGCCATATAATTTATTTACTAAGGTTTTCTTGTAAATCAATATACGACTTTAACTCTCTTACTGAGATATTTTTATTTCGCGCAATAAGATCTAGATTTTCTTCCTCACTATCCTCTTTTTTAGTTTTTTTATTATATGCTATACGCTTAAACTTTAATCTTGGAATAAAGTAATAGTACAGTCTATATTGCTGTTGCTTATCCTGAAAAATACTACCAAACCTATTTAACGTTTCATTAGTAATAGAAGCCATACCCTTACTGTAAAAAGATAGCCACCTATTAAACATAAACGGGGCAAAAGATTGTTCACCTTCCGAATCTAAAAACTCAGCATTTGTCTTTTTAGAATAAAACAGCTTATTCTGTAGCTGAAAGAAGTTCATTAACTAATTATTTTTGTTGTAGCAATCCACTGATCCTTAACTTCTAATTCGAACGCCTTAATCACAGCTTCCATAAATGCCTCTATCTGACTATCATTTAAGTTACTTGAATATGCAAACCCAGGAGCTTTCTTACCTGCCTGCACATTAATACCTGTATGTCCTAAAGCAATATCTTCCTTACTATATGTAATTGAAACACTTACTTTACCTTCCGAACGCTTCTTACTATCACTACCAATAAACTCATCAGCTACCATAATATCGTCACCATCCATGTTAATAGGCTTTTGTATAAGCTGACCTAACATACCTGCGATGGTGGTATTAAAGAGACGTTGAAAAGCAACTGCACCTAAAGGACATAAATTAGGTATCTCCCAGCAGAAGTTAATTGCGTCCTCTGAAAAGATATAGTCATTAGCTAGTGTATCTTCCAAATCAATTAAATTATCACTTACATACATAGGAGCTCTAAAAGCTACAATATTACCGTAAGGAGAGACTTCTTTCCGAAAAAACTTATACGCGAAGCGATCGTGAATGAGATCGCCATTATATACTTGCTGATCAATAATCATACCTAATTATATACTACAGCTTTTTGTTTACTAGATAATAATGTGTATTTCTCTAAAACTATTTTATTAGTTCCTTTAGTTTTATTTCTTGTAAATAATCTTCTAAGTACATTGTGTCTTCTGGTATATACTCATTCTGAAGAAGTGTTGGAATTTCGTCAGGTGATTCGAAGGTCATTCCTTTATTTACCAGTTCTGGATAATACTTTAAAAAATCATCATTTCTTAAAATTTGTTGAATTGGTCGGCATCCTAACTCTAATGCTTCATAATGTCTTACATTTACAAACTTACCTGTACCAAAAGGATTTAAAACATATTTTGACTCATTAAGCATAGATATATATTGAGAGAACGGTAACTTATAACCACTTTTTACTACTTCGACTGGTATATCTAGACCCATATTACTTACATGCTGGAGCAGCCGGCCCCTACTCGCGTATTGTTCGTCATAAATGTTACCTATAAATATTATTTTATCTTTTTTTTCTTCAAACGGGATAGGATCTACACCTAAATTAGTCTGTCTAGAAAGATATTGCTTCGTTGTTAAAGCTTTATTTAACCTTACACCATCTGTAGTATCCGCTACTAACTGGTAGCAATTTTTTATACTATCTACAGTTCGTTGTATATCTAAATTCCACGGGAAGAATGGACTGTCGATAAGCTCGTAATTAAAAATAATTGTTCGTATATTTTTAGCATTTAAATACTGTAAAAAATTATTTTCACCAAATACAGAATGCTGGTGATGGTCATTAAGAATAAATAAACACTCAATATCATTATTTTGCAAGTCCTGTAAATTATGTACTTGAAAATAGTTGTTAGAATCACCTAAAACTGTTTTAGCTGCTATTTCAACATTTTCATAAAAATGAAAACATTTTAAATTAGCTTGCTCCATATGCTCGTATAAAAATCCTATATTCATTTTTTCCAATTGTTTATTAAAAGTTCATTATTCCATAATTGACCGCTTACGAAATGCCGTAATATAACTTTATCAGCATTTTCCAGTTTATTAATATTATAATCGCAATTACTTTCCCCCGGCCATTCTGTTACATTGTACGTTGTATCTCTAATTTCTATATTGCGATGTAATTCTTCAATTGTATATAACGGAAGTTGTTGAGTATCAGTATTCCATCCAAAATTATCTATATTAAAATAAGATACATCACTATGCATTGTAATACCCGCTAAAGAATACCAACTAGCTTGCTCACTAAACATTTCCCAAAAAGATGATCCGCTATTAGGGTGATTAATATGTTTTAATTTATCATATCTTTCATCTGAAACAACATTCCTTATAAGCTGCTTACTCCAGTTGTTTATGGTGAGACTATGCCATCCCATACAATGCGTGTTACCTGAATCGATAGCATAAGAGAACGATTTATCTGTACTTAAATCCTTATCTATATCTACCATATACATGTCTGCATCTAAGGAAAGAATTTTATCACCCTCTGTTATAAAGTTACTATCCAACCAATCCTCATATATTAGAAAGTTAGTCCAGCTTGGATTAGATCTCCTATCGTGAATAGACTGCTTTATTTGCTCTTTTTTAGTAATCTCAATATATTCAAAGCCATGCTTATTAGCATATTCTTTATTACGTGGAGATAAATGCTTGTTAAAGACTGATTGTATGTGGTCCGGATACAACGCTACAACTAATAATATTTTCTTCATAACCTCTTTATATACAACGCATCTCCCCAAACAGGATTATCTCTATCCCATACTTCTTTCACTCTTTCAAAATTATACTTAGATAAGAAGTAATCTAGATCTTCTATATATGCACAATTTTTATATAACTCATCTCTATTCACTTCTGTCATTACATAATCAATATTGTTAAGTGTTTTTGAAGCTCCTAGTAATACATTTAACTCACTACCTTGTACATCCATATTAATAAAATTAAACACTGGTGATGTTTGGTATTTATCAAGCGGCTCAACTTTAACTTTTAATTTTTCCTCAAATACTATACCCGGATATATATGTGTATGTTTATATGGCTCTAGTATTGAGTTAGACTGCCCGTTATTACCACTTTCGCGATGTAAATTTGCTTCACAAGAGAAAGGACCTAAAGCTCTATTAATACATATAGCTCTATCATCTGCTAAGACCTTAGATTTAAGTTTTTTAAAATTATCCGGATCTGGCTCGTAGAACACCATATGTTTTATACTTTCAACCTTTTTATATTCGTCGTATTCTGTACCTACATGCCCGCCGATATGAATAACTCCTGTTATATTCATGCCATACTTTTTAATGGCATTATGTAGGTCGATCATCATATTAATTACTTACCTTCTAAAAGTTTTTATTCCAGCTCTCATCCCATAAATGTATACAATACGTCTCCGGGCTAATATATTGTAAAGGGTCATTACCTTTTACTCTGAACCGCGGAAAACACGGATACGGGTAAAAATACGAATTAGGGAAAACAACATTTTTACTATTTAAGTTCTTCAAAGCTGCTCTTGTGGTATGATAAGGACCGGTTGTGTCTATTATTGCCATACCGTCATTCCAGGCTATTTCTTTATCGTATGTCAACATACTCGTTATAGTATCTCCACCTGATATAGTGCCTAATATACTATTCGACATAGAGGGCCACTCGTCAAAACAGACTCCACAAAAAAAGTCTAAATCTAATAAATCATCAAAAAATTTTACAATAATATAATCAGTATCTAGATAGACTCCTCCATGCTCATATAAAATAATATTTCTAAGTATATCGGCTTTTTGCCCAAAATTTGGCGTTCTATCATAAAGTTCTTTATTTTTAAACTCCCCTAACTCTGCAACATCACTATCTCTCCACAACTTATAATTCCATCCGCTTTCGCTACAAGCTGCCTGTATGTCCTTACATGCTTTGTTTTGTTTTTCAGGTAATTCACCACCTATCCATATTTGATGTATTATCTTAGGTATTACAGATTTACCTGGATCGTGCTGTATGTAGTTATTATATACTTCCTTAATCCTATTCCAGTTTTCAACTTGTGTCGGTCTATTTAAATATTCAGATGAATAAATCATACCTTGGTCAAACTTATCCATTTTCTTTAGCTTTAAGAGTTTTTAAAATTTGCTTAGACATGGCTTCGAGAGTAAAGTATCTATTGTAAATTATTTTACCTTGCTCTAACATACTAACTTGGGTATCTTGTGATATACTTAGTAACTTTTCTTTTAGTGTTGGTATTTCATCCACCTTAACTAAAACGCAAAATGAATCATAATCTATTTCATCATTAAAAGGTAACCACTCTTTATCATAAACTATAACCGGTATAGAGTTTAATTGTAAAATTTCGTAAAATCTAAAGCTCTGCGCGCCATACCCTCTAGGGCATAATGAAAATTTAGATCTAGTTGTTATATCTATAAAAAACTCTAATTGATTTTGTGGAATAGTATCAGTCCACGGTTTCATATGCAATTTAAAATCCTTATCAGAATCATATATTTGCTTTATTCTATCTCGGATTGGGTGTGTATTTGATCCTACAAACGAGCAAAATATATCTTTGTTGACTTCAACATTACTATCTCTTGGTATCTTTGAGCAAATTAATGGTAGTGGTATGCCGTTACCATTACCACCTCCTTCAAACGAAACGGTACCAGCTGGTAGTATCTCGGCCACAGCATCATCGTGTTGTGATATTGTGAAATATTTAGAGTCTGGTAACGCGTCAAGATAAGGTTGAATGAGCCTCCTACGATTGGCCCCTTTTGTTTCCATTATATAGACATTAGTCCAAAAGATTGGTATGAGAGTGTAACCAATACTATCAAACTCCTCTTTGTTATCTAGATAGAAATTATAAAAATACTCCTCCATATAATATCCTTTATGATATGGAGGATAGGTGGGATGATCTAGTGGTATTCTAAGATTTTTAAAATTTATTTCCATCTTATTATATAATATACTTTTGTGT